TGTTCAAGCAAGTCTGGCACTGTCGTTCGGTCCCGGCACGCTGACGTTCCATGCGACCACCCCGGGTATCGGCGGCAACCTCGTCCAAATCGTGATTGACGCTACGGACCTGAATGCCGACCCAGTATCGATCAATGGTGACATCGTTACCATCTACTCAAGCTGGGCTGGCACGCCCCTGTCCCTCGCCGCGATTGCAGCTTTGTTCCCATCGGGCGAAACGATTGATGGTGGGCAGATTCTTTGCACCGCGTCTGGTACGACCTCAGGCAACGCCGCAATCACGGGCGCTACGAATTTGTCTGGCGGCACCAACGCAATCACCTCCCCCGTCACGCACAGCTATACGGTCTCTTCGCCCAACTCGAAGGGTTCGGGCTCGCTGAACAACATCGGCTACCTCGACCAGACCTATGAGGACCTTGCAACTGGGTTCCGTGTGACGGTTGTCAATCCCACCGACCACGCAGGTTACGGTGTGCCGAACATTCCATCAGCTTACAACTTCGAACCCGGCGACAAACTCATCTTCAACGTGTACGCTGACGCAACAGGCGCAAACGCTGCCGTCCGCAACGCTGGTACACCCGGCATTGCCCCAGCACAGGCGAACAACCTGATCGCAATTCAGGGTCTCGACACCACGGTCATCTCGAACTTCGGTTCGACCGCTGGCGACTCCGTGATTATCAGCACGTTCAACAAGAGCGGCAACGACCCGAGCATCGGTGAGTTCTACTACGTCTCGTACACGACCGCGAAGACTGCGGCTGATTACGCGATTCATCTTTACACCGACCCAAAGGTTGCTTACGCCATCTACGGTACTCCGAACACGGTCAACCGCGTCTCTCTCGGCATCCAGTTGATGGCCGCGAACGGCGTGCAGACCTTCGGCGTCATCCAAGTCCCAGTGGTTCCCGGCACCAATCAGGGAACTTCGCAGGACTTCATGAACGCAATCCAGACGCTCACCATGAACCTCCCGGGCACCAACCAGAAAGCAAACATCATCTGCCCGCTGAGCACTGACCCGACTGTTCACCAGTTCTTGAGCCGTCAGTTGACCACCATGGCGAACATTCGCTACAAGGGCGAGGCAATCGGCTTCGTCGGCTACGATCAGTTCCAGACGCCAAGCACGATGCGTGCAAACGCTCGCGGTCTGTTGAATCAGCGTATGATCGCAATCGGTGCCCCAGTCGCAGGTATCCTCATCACCGACCCGAACACGGGTGTGGCGGTGGAATACGCGGTAAGTGGCGAATTCATGGCAGCCGCCATGATGGGCTTGAACGCAAACCCATCGAACGATGTGGCACAGTCCCTCACGTTCCAGAACTTGGTCGGCTTCAGCCGCTTGCTCGTGGTTTACGACGACCCAACGCTGGACGCGATGGCGTCAGATGGCTTGACGGACCTGTTGAACAACAACGGTGCCCTGCTCATCCGTCACTACAAGACCACTGACCCGTCGAACCCGCTCACCAGCGAGCCGACAGTCACCACGATCTCGGACTACGTTTCGCAGGTGTTCCGTTCCGACCTCAACCAGTTCATCGGTCGCAAGCTGCTCGACTCGCTTGTTACCGACATTCAGGTGGTCTGCAACGCCCGCCTGTCGTCCTTGGTTAACCAGCAGATCATCAGCGGTTACCAGAACTTGTCGGTTGTGCAAGACCCGACCGATCCGACACAGGCCGACGTTACCGTCACCTTCAAGCCGATGTTCTGTCTCTTGTATGTGTCGGTCACGTTCATTGTTCAAACCCAACTATCATAAAGGGGATACATGGCAGTTTGTACAAAATGCGGGACAATTGACGAGTGCAATCGAGACAATCGCAGGCGGTCTGGGTTTCAAGCTTGGTGCAGGTCGTGTCAGCACACCCAGAATAAAATCCGTAGGGATAGCCCTGAAACAAGGGATGCTGTTTTGATGCAAGATAAGAGACTACGTACTAAACGTGTATACGGCATCTCGTTGGAAGAACGAGAACGTATTTTTGAATCACAAGGTCGAACGTGCGCCAGTTGTGGCAACACCGAACCCGGAAGTAAAAAGGGGTGGGCGATAGACCATAACCATGAAACGGATGAAATACGCGGGATTCTATGCACCCCGTGCAACGTGGCTTTAGGTATGGTGAAGGATTCCATCGAACGCTTACACCAGCTTGAGACGTACTTGCGAAAATTTCAAAAGACATTAGGAGCAGTGGCATAATGCAACTACATCCGCAGGTATCACAGGCGAACGGCATCATCAGCGTGAAGCTAATAGCCACGTTTGTTGGTGATCCGACTGATGCGAGCGACAAAGCGAATATCGCGGCCTTCGGTGATCCGCAAGTGAACCTTGCAGGAACATTTCAAGACCCGTTGAACCCTGCGTTTACGTTCTTGTTCCCCGCCACTGACATAATTGTGGGGATCACGACGCAGATGAGTTCGAAGACGGCACGCTTTATGCTGGCTCTGCCAACTAAGTCGAACCCGAATCAGCCAGCACCGATTCAGGGCGAGTTGGATTGTGTCACGCTGAACCCGAGCGAAGCAGCGGAAGCTTGGTACTCAGTTATGACATCGCGTATTCAGCAGTCGATGAACATTTTGCGGCAGAAGATGCTGGTGCCGACGCTTATAGATACAACAATTTAAGAGGATAGCGATGAGCAAGTTGATGGAACAACGCAAAGCGGCACAGACAAAGAAGTCAACCATTCTCTTGTCCGTTGAGACGGCGCAGGATGCGGTTAACATCGGGAAATCCGTCCTCAATGCTCTTCAAGCCGAAGGTAAGAACGACCAGCAGTTGGAACAAGCCGTAAAGCATTTGGACACGCTGCTTCACAGCCAGCCAGACCAGATGCAGTCCGAAGGCGCAATGAGTGTCGAAGATTATTTCGACGATGCCGTTCTGCCTGAAGTGGCACGTCAAGCCAAGAATGAGGTAGATATGATCGCAACCAAGCGCAGGGAACAACGTCCCGCACAAGTAACTCAGAAGGCACCAGTACAGGCTCCCGCCGCCCAGCCGCAGATGGCTTCCGATGAGAAGACATCCGCCGCTGGCAATGACGCATACACGACTGACCGTGACGAACAGGGCAACCCCAAGGCTCCTGAAAAAGCCGAAGTTCCCCGTCTTGCCGCAAAGAAAAAGGAAGCACAGCCCGACGCTCCTCCAGTCGCTCCCCCTGCCGCCGCACCCGCAGCCCCCGCCGCTGGCGGTGGATCGCTTGATGCTCTCTTCGCCAAGCTGCCGTCCGACTTCCTCGCCGATCTGGTGAAGAAGCTGACCAGCCTCGAAGGTTTCGAACAGGACAAGGACGTACAGGCAGCCGTTGAGAATCTGGCTGGGAAGCTCCAACAGCGCCCAGTTGAGGCCGCTCCTGCTCCTGCCGCTCCCGGCGTAGTCGCCTCTTCAAAGAAGGGCGGCGATTTCGGTGGTAAGCAAGCTCCTCCGTTCGGCAAGAAGGACGAAAAGAAGGACGACAAGAAGGAAGCATCCTTCGGTGGTCTGAGGTTCGTGGCAGCCGAGAAGGTCGCTGTGGCTCCTCCGGGTCGTGAAGATCAGGTGAAGGCACTCAAGAACGAGAACGTAGACAACCCTTACGCCGTGGCGTGGGCCAGCTACAACAAGGGTGACAAGAAGGGCGCTCTCCGAGCCGCTCATCAGGTCATCGCAAAGTTCGCCGCCGCTGGTTTCTTCTCGTGGGATCAGTCAACAGGCGATGTGACCGAATCTGGTGGACGTACACCAGAAATCGGCGAAGCACACAGCAAGATTGATGAAGCTCCCGCCCATCTGGATCGTCCTACGACGACGCTCCCGATCAAATTAGCTGGCGAGATGACGGCTCAAAAAGCTGTAAAGGAGGCGGAAAGGCTGGGTCAGGAACTAAAACAGACCTACCTTGACGCCAAGTCGATCTGCACGGTGAACGATAGCCGTCCAGTTCGCGAGTTTGTAGAGAGTATCTTCCGCGCAGGTGCGATGGCTGATGAGGCCGTCAAGACCTTGAACAAGCAGGTCATGCAGGAAGAGTCCGAAGAAGCGGCTGCGAAGGTCCGGGAGAAGGGTAATAAGAAGTCTTCTTTCAGGGGCTTGGCGCTGGTAGCTTCGGCTGAATAAGTTTGCGAGCATCCAGAAATCCCCACTAACCGGGTAAAGCCGCCTGTGGGTCAGTACGGGATGAGTGGCAAATTGAATAGCCGCTTGTAAGCACCGAGGTGAATGCTCGGCTCGCGAAGATTCGGGGAACGAAAAACGCTGGGTCATCGTGTGGTGAATTTCACTGCCTTAGGTCCGTTAAGGTTACGAGCGATGAATTGGAACGAAGGTAGTTACGTTCCCCGAGTTGTAATTTCAGTTTTCTGGATTTCGCAATTGTAGTGTAGAAACCCCTTTTTAAGGTGGGAGGCAAACATGTCCGAAGGTGGATACGTATATCGGCAGGGTACATCACCCAACACTGAGACTGTAATCTCGTCTCGGTTCAAAATCTTTACGGATGCCGTTGATGTCGGCAAGTTCGTAAAGCTGGGCGTAACCTCGTCCTTCACATACTCAGAATCGAAGACTGTCGATGCGGTTCGCGGCCTCGGCTACGGCGATCAGGTCGCGGAACTCGTTCCCGGCGTGACTCAGCCGCTCAGCATCTCAATCACTCGTACCTGTCTGTATCTGGCGAACCTCATGCAGGTCGTCGGCTACAAGGCGGGCGTGAGCGGTGCTGTCCGCTCCCTCAAGCATCACCGCTGGCCGTTCGATATCAAGCAGGAGATTGTATTCTCCCAGCTTGCAACTGAAGACCCGAACGTCGGGCAGGCAACTCTGGCTGACATTCCAAACGAAGGTGGTTTGAACAACACTGGCAACCCCGGCTTGCTTGCCGTGGCGACAGTGTATGAAGGTTGCTGGATGGAGTCTTACAACACGGCGTTCACGGTTGACACCGCCGCCGTCACTGAAGATTGCACCGTTACCGTCACCGACATTTTCGATGTCGCTGGCTCTGTCTACGGCGAGTTCCTTGACGCAGGTCTCAACAAGGGCGATGCCACGGGACGTTCACTCCTCTACAGCACCTAACGAATTCTGGAGAACGGTCTGGACTTTTCTCCAAAAGCTGAGTATTATGAATAAGACGGACAAGGCGTATCTGCGGAAAGCAGTGCTATTGCGGTTAATAGATGCGCCTTGGGAAGGTGTAGCAGGGTAACCTGCCCGGTTCAACCCCGGTGCTTTCCGCCAATCTGTTTTCCCAAGGGCTTGTCTGTCCACAATCTTCCCAAGGCGTGTCTTCAAAGTTTGAAGGCATTAGAAGGGGCGACTCGAAAGAGTCGCCCTTTTGCTTTGTTTTTAGGCTTTTGCGCTCTTTAATAGGATGAACCGCAAAATAACGAGCACGAAAAAGTGGTGTAACGGTTGTAAAAAGTGGAAATTGCACAAGAGGTTTAACAGATGCGGCGATCCTCGTCGAAATGGCTTTGCCGTCTACTGCAAGGAATGCATTAACAAAAGGAATCGAACGAACTACGCTAAAGAAAGCTCGCCCAAGTATCGAGCTACTCGCCGAAAATGGCGACAAGAAAACGCACTTCGTTTGAGAGTCGAACAATACGGATTGACTCCAGAGCAATACAAGGAGATGTGGGATGCTCAAGACGGGAAGTGCTACCTACCGTCTTGTAATAATTCGGCGTCCTGTATTGACCACGATCACGAGACGGGGCAAGTGCGTGGCCTATTGTGTAGGACGTGTAATTTGGCTTTAGGACACTTTAGAGACAGTCTACAACTTCTCAAAGAAGCGGTTGTATACTTGGAGCAGTTTTCATGAACCCTCTTTTTCGAAAGAAAGCTCTCGACCCTTGGTTTGAACAAATCAACGAGCCCGATTACGCTGAGCATCAGCACCACTCTGACCCCGGTTACTCTACCCAAAACGGCAAGGATTACGCGGGTCGCGGCTCCACTGAGAATGAGGGTGGTGCGCTTCAAGACGGTATTCCCGCCGATCTCCTGTCCATCGAACTCGGTAAAACTGGCAAGACCGCCGACAACGACGACGACTTCTATCGCGAGTTAGAGCAAGAGGGACAGCAAGACAGGGAACTGCACGAAGAGACTCAGCCCGCTGAATATGATGAGGCGTTAAACCGCGCTCTGACAGCCCTCGACGTGCTCGCTAAGATTCCTTCGAGCCAAGACATTCAGGGCTGCGCCCAGATGACCGCCGCCGACTTACGCCAGTTCGCCGAAGAGTACAAGAATGGCAAAGCGCGTCGATTCTCAAGTGACGAGGACAACCCGCACGTCACCTCGATGCCCAGTGCTCCAGCCCCAGTCGATCCCAGTGATGCAACATTCTTCAAGGAGAGTGATCCCATGTCCGATCAATTTTCGCCTACCGAAGAGAAGATCAATGCCGTTGCCGCAGGTAGTGGGTTCCGCTATGGGGGACACGTTACGGACGGAACTACGTTGTGGTTCAGGGGGAACAGTGAGCGGCTTTCGTTTAATCCCAAGACTGGGAACGTTTCGTACCTGAGGAACGGGAAAGTTGAATCGGAGTGCCCCGTTGACCAACTCAAGCATATCGCGTCTGCCGAAGATTTTCATAGAGCTTTGAAGAAGCAACTCGGTCAGGATAAGACGGGCGCTATTCGTCCGTCTCCCCACGCTGTGTTCGAAAATAAAGTCGATAATGCTACTGGGAAACAGCCCGAAGCACCGCCAGAGCCTTCCGATGACGAAGTGATGCAGGCTCAGAAAACTCTCGAAAACGCGGGGGTTGGCGATCAGATTGGTGTCAACGCTGCGGAAGAAAGCGAAGCAACTCTCCCCGATGATTGGCCGGAAGGCTGGCATTTGTACGACCCGAAGACTGGGGAAGAAATCAAGAAGAAATCCGCCCCGAAAGAGGCGGCTGTCACCAAGACCTATGGCACGGGCACGCCTCCGGGCGGCACCCCGAACGACCCAAGCGTGGACATCGAAGATGACGAAGATGATAAAACCGCAGCCGCAAAGACGGCACTGGTTGGCATTCACGAGACGCCGAAGTTTCTCCCACCTCGTGACGATGTGCGTCGGCACCTCGATGAACAGGTGCAAGACGAGGTAATGGAAGGCGTGATGGATGGCGTGAAAGATGACAAGACCGCCGCCTCGGACGATCAGGCAAACGAATTTTACTTGGACAAAGTTGACAGCATGAAAGCCGAAGCCAAGGATGCGTTCATGCTGGACGCCGCCATGCAGCAAGAGGCTCAGGATGCAGGTATGAGCATGGACGAACTGTGGGATGAGGTCGGTGGAGCTTTCACTGAGAACTACTACATTTCGGCCTATTCCAAGCAGGGATCGATTGAAGTCTATGAGGGATTGAAGTGCCCTAACTGTAAGAGTACGAAGGGGAAACCCGTCGAGGACGGTACAGACGGTGGGGTAAGCTTGCAGGAATGCCTTACCTGCGGGAGCTTTTACTAACTACAGCCCTCTTAAATAGGAACTCTATGCCCTTTACGAAGATAGCAAATGCCGCTTTGCAGGAACCAGTCATCGCCCCCGAGGACTGGATCAAGCTGCACGGAAAGCACGTGTTTGGGCAGAAGTCCGCCTCGGGTACAGCCGCCGCGCAAACCTTCCGCAAGTCCGCCGACACATCGAAATACCTGTTGTCGCACTGCACCATTATGGCGAGCGTTATGGTCGAGGCCGACCCCTACGATTACCTCATCAAGCCGGAATGCGCTCACCTCGTCAACAACAACGACGACGCATGGACGAATGAAGTTCTGAAGCTCAGCCACAGTAGTTTTGTTGGTGCCTTCAACTTCGTAGAGCACTTCCAGAATTCCAAGTACGCGAAGGGGCACATCCTCGACGCCATCCTCCGCAAGATCAAGCTCAATGGTGACGGCTCCGTGTGGGTCTATTTCTGCGATATCCTTGTTGCCACGGACCTCGGACACGAGAAGCTCATCAATGACATTCGCAGCGAGAAGGTCAAGTACCTTTCAATGGGCTGCGTGACGGACCTCGTTATTTGCAGCTATTGCGGTGCTCGCGTAACCGATCAAAACACCTACTGCAACCACCTGTCGTACCAGAAGGGCAT